CTCATCATTGATGGTGCAGTTGATGATATTAAATCAGCTTCAGACTGGTCATACAGAAACAAGTTTGAATCCTATGACAGTCTTGCCAGCGGTGATGGTTTCGGGTATGTGGCTCAATTAGCTGGATACGCTAAAGCTGCAGGCAAGAAAGCAGGTGGCTGGTGGGTAGTGAACAAAGCCAACGGGCAGTTCAAGTATGTACCAGCTACAGGTCTTGACATTGATAAAGAGGTATCCCAAATAAAGGATACGGTTCAGACAGTAAAGGAGAACAAGTTTGAAAGATGTTTTGAACCAGTGCCTGAGACTTTTCGTGGCAAGCCCACAGGTAATAAAGTCCTTAATGACGGATGTAAATTTTGCAGCTATCGCTTTGATTGCTGGGATAGTCTTACTGAGTTACCTGCTGTAAAGTCACAGGCAAAGAACCCGCCCACTGTGGCATACGTAGAGTTAGCAAAGGAGTATATGAATGGATGATGAACTCAATGAACTTGCAGAACAGATTAAAGATGCAGAGCGACATCTTAATGAACTTCGCAAAGAATACCGTGAGCGTAAGACCGCAGGACTTCGTGCAGCTATTGACGCACGTAACGAAGCTGATAAAGTCTTGCGTGAAGAACTACGTGCGTTAGGTTATCGCAATCCTTTTGTTTCATGGCGTGACGTTGGCTAACGCAAAACAATTTAGGGCAGCACGAAAGTATGGGTATCGTAGCGGTCTGGAACTCAAGGTATCTGATTATCTCAAAGATTTGAAGATTGACTTCTTGTATGAGGCAGTCAAGATAGAGTGGGAAGACTTAGCATATAGAACGTACACACCAGACTTCGTGCTGTCCAATGGTATCATTATAGAAACCAAAGGACAGTTCACCGCAGCAGACAGACGCAAGCATCTGGCTATTAAAAAGCAGCATCCCAAGTTGGATATTCGTTTTGTGTTTGAAAGTAGCAGACGCAAACTTCGTAAGGGTGCCAAGTCTACCTATGGTGAGTGGTGTATTAAGCATGGCTTCAGATACTATGACAGGATTATTCCTGAAGATTGGTTAAAGGAGAGGGGCAAGAACAGGCACCCAAAGTTTATTAAGTTTGGTGGCACGAAAGTAAAAAGGAGATAAGTATGGATACGTGTCAGACCATTCTCTAATGATGATGGTAAGTGGTCTGGCGAAGTAGACATATCAATTATGGCAATGCCAGATAATCCACTTGACGATGAAGACTATCATCAGGTTATGCATTTCTCTAAGATGATGTGTGCAGCAGTTCCTGTTATGGAAGAAGTAGAAGAGTTACGTAACATTGTTCACGAATATGTAATAAAAGTTATTGACAAAGAGATGGATATTGAGGTAGAACTAGAGGACGCAGGTAAGGAAGCCTACTCTGGTCACACTGTTGATGGTAATGTAATACACCTACACTTTAACACGAATACAAAGGGGTCGGCATGAGCAGGTACGAAGCGTATATGAAAGCCAGACTAGAACAAGAGGAGATACGAATGCATCAAGCAAATAAACAAAGTGACAATGTTGTGGATATGGTCAATAGTCCACCACATTATAACCAAACGGGTATAGAGTGCATTGATGCTATCTCCGCTGCAACTGACACTAACTTCAAGTATTACTTGCAAGGTAACATTATGAAATATCTGTGGCGATTTGACTACAAGGACAAGCCGTTAGAGGATTTGCAAAAGGCCAAGTGGTACTTGGATAGGCTGATAGAAGAGGTTATGGCTAGTGATAAAAGTTAAGATGTACATAACCATCGACATAGATGATGAAGAGTACCCTGTTCCTGCTGATGGCAGAGTTGGTGAAGAATTAGAGGACGGTATCCAAGAATATTTTTATGACATTGATGGTGCCGACATTAGAAATATTAGAACGGTTACGGAGTAAGAGATGATTAGTAACACATTACCTACAGACTACCAAAACTTTATAGCACTATCACGCTATGCCCGTTGGAAGGAAGACGAGCAACGTAGAGAGACTTGGGGTGAAACTGTGTGTAGATACTTTGACTATATGGAAAAGCATCTTGCAGAAAAGCACAACTATAAACTATCGGATGAAGTACGTGCCGAATTAGAACAGGCTGTATTAAACCAGTCTATCATGCCTAGTATGAGAGCGTTGATGACCAGTGGCCCCGCACTGGACAGATGCCATGTTGGTGGATACAACTGCTCATACGTACCTGTGGATAGTCCACGTGCGTTTGACGAGACTATGTACATATTGATGTGCGGCACAGGCGTAGGCTTCAGCGTGGAGCGTCACAATATTGAGAAGCTGCCTATAGTGGCAGAGGATTTCTATAAGACTGACACAGTTATCAAGGTAGGTGATAGCAGACCCGGTTGGGCAAAGTCTCTGAAAGAACTTATTGCTATGCTATACGCAGGACAGATACCAGCATGGGATGTATCAGAGGTACGCCCAGCAGGTGCTAGGCTCAAGACGTTTGGCGGCAGAGCATCAGGACCACAACCCCTGATAGAGTTGTTTGACTTTTGTGTTGAGAAGTTTAAGAGAGCAGCAGGACGCAGACTCTACCCGATTGAATGCCACGACATCATGTGTAAGATTGGTGAAGTTGTAGTCGTAGGCGGTGTGCGCCGTAGCGCACTTATCAGCTTGTCTAATCTGAATGATGACCAGATGGCACATGCCAAGTCAGGTAAGTGGTGGGAGAACGAAGGTCAACGTGCGTTGGCTAATAACTCTGTAGCGTACAAAGGTAAGCCAGAGATGGGTACGTTCATTCGTGAATGGCTATCTTTATATGACAGTAAGTCAGGTGAGCGTGGCATCTTTAACAGAAAGTCTGCACAGGTACAGGCTGCTAAGAATGGCAGGCGTGATGCTGAACAGGACTTTGGTTGCAACCCTTGCTCTGAGATTATCTTACGTCCTTATCAGTTCTGTAACCTATCTGAAGTAGTTATTCGTGATACTGACACTATGGATACACTGAAAGAAAAGGTGAGGCTTGCCACAATACTTGGCACATTTCAAGCTACGCTAACAGACTTTAAATATTTACGTAAAGTGTGGAAAGATAATACAGAGGAAGAGCGTTTGCTTGGCGTGTCTCTGACAGGTATCATGGACAACGCTATGACATCTACAACAGGTGAAAAGTTGCCTATTCTACTTGGCATACTAAAGGACGAGGCGGTACGCACTAATGAAGCTATGGCAAAACAGTTAGGAATACCACAGTCAACTGCTGTTACCTGCGTTAAGCCTAGTGGCACAGTGTCACAGCTTACTGACGCTGCGTCAGGTATACATGCTAGACACAATCCGTACTACATACGCACTGTACGTGGTGATAACAAAGACCCGTTGACGCAGTTCCTTGTGTCACAGGGCATACCTGCTGAACCTGACGTAATGAAACCCGACTCAACGACAGTGTTCAGCTTTCCTATGAAGTCACCCTTGGGTGCTATCACACGTACACAGATGAATGCAATAGAGCAGCTAGAGTTATGGCTCACCTATCAGCGTTACTGGTGTGAACACAAACCATCTGTAACTATCTCTGTTAAAGAACACGAGTGGATGCAGGTAGGTGCGTGGGTATATGAACACTTTGATGAGGTATCTGGTATCAGCTTCTTGCCATTCAGTGAGCATACATATCAGCAAGCACCTTATCAGGATATAGATAAGGATGATTACAAAAAGTTCTTGACAAAGATGCCAAAAAATGTAGACTGGTCAATGTTGCAAGAGTTTGAGAAAGAAGATACTACATCAGGTGGACGTGAGTTAGCGTGTACTGCAGGTGTATGTGAGATAGTAGATTTGACAGCAGCATAGAAAGGAGATAGTAATGAGAGACATGTTAATAGATGCACAGACATCGTATCTCGTCGGTGGAATTAATAAACACAAAGCTAATATAGAAGTGTATATGAATAATACAGTTGGTATTGGCGAACACTCTGACATAATGGAAACAATAGACTTAGAGTTAGAGAAACTATCGGCGTATCACGACAAGCTAGAGATGCTTGTTAAGTACTTTCCTAAAACAACGGAGTCTAATGATGCGAAGAAACAATCTAAGTAAATACGATGCACCACTGCGTATACAATACCAGTGGGGCTACGATGCATTTAAGCGTGGTGGTAGATTTGTGATGAAGAATGGAAAAAATATATTCCAAGAGAATCGTCCTAACCTTGACCCTAACACTATGCAGTATCGTGAGTGGCAACGTGGGTGGAACGATGCTTACTATGAG